TAAACAACCCGTAAATGCGGATTCTCCAATACTTTGTACACTGGAAGATAAATTAACTGATTGTAAATTTAAATTAGAAGAAAAACAATAGTCTGGGATAGACGTATAATCTTCAACTGCTGTAAACAATTTATAATCGTTTGATATGAATTGTAATCCGTGTGTTACTATTAAGTTTGAGCTGTGATTACTTTTTAGCGTTAGTAGTATTCTATCGCTTGACATATATTTTATAGAAATATAATAATTCTAAATTAAAATATATATTAAATATAAAATATGGCTTATAAAATTGATAATTTTTTTGATTATTTGTCATTATTAAATAGTAATATTTTTAATGGTTGTATTAATTTAAACAAAATTACATTCGAAAGCGTATATGAAGAATCTGTAAATATAACAAATAATATAACGTTTTTAGGTGAAAGCATATTTGAGAATTGTTTAAAAATAGTTGATGTATATTATGAACCGAATCCAAGTGTCAACTACGTTCCAAAAAATATGTTTAAAAATTGTATAAGTTTAGATAGCATAGATTTATCAGATAATATAATTATCATTAGTAAATCTTCATTTGAAAATTGTGGAAGTTTAACAGATATAGTTTTTCCTAGAGAACTTCAAATTTTAGAATCTGATTGTTTTAAAAATTGTATTCAATTAAATACAATTACGATTTATGACAAGGTTAATTTAATTAATACAACTTCTTTTCAAAATTGTGATTCACTTTTAATTTCAAACAATTCTATAGTATTTCATGATAACAATAGTTATGTAATTAGTTATTTTTCTACACTATTTTCTACAGTAAAAATATACGATTTAACGTCAGAATCAATTTTTACTAAATTTAATAAATCAGTAGCAAATTTGCTAAATATAGATGAATTAGAAGCGAAAAAATATACATATAATGCGATTGTTCTTTTAACAGGGAACGGTAGTATTGTTAGTGTTGAAAATTTAATAAGTCAAAGTATAGATCCATTAAAAATACCTATGTTTAGAAATTTGGTTTTAAAATTTATATTTGATAGTAATTCGCCATATTACGATAATTTTATAATTAAATCAAAAAGTATATTATTACCTATACCAAATTCTACTGACACAACTTATGTTCACGTTTATAAAGAAGGTGCTAAAAATATAAATGTTTCAAATAATTATAATTTGAATATAAATGTAATAGGTACATATTGTTTACTAAGTTATATTACCAGCGAATGTAAACTAAATGATTATAAATTACATTGTTATGTTACAGAAGATAAATATTATATAACATACTCAAATGATAATTTTGTAACAAGTCAAAATATTATTTCTGAAAAAAATAAAGAAGATATTTTAACAAATTATACAATATTAGGTGGTGAATTAAAAGATTTAATTTTTTATAAAAATTATTCATTCAATTTTATGAATTTATATTTAGATTCATTACAAATAAATATTACATCAGGTTTATCTTTACCTAAATTAGGTGAAATAACTGAATCTATGACTGCTGATGCTTGGGCTTCGATAGATATTCCTTTATCCATCATAAAGAATACATTTTTGTATTGGAGTGATTCCATTAATGTTGATGACTTAATTCCTGAAGGTGTCAAGTTTAAAACAGTTAATTATAATGGCTGGAGTAATATTAATTTAACAGATGCCACCGTTTATGAAGGTGCTATTTCATATTACAAAAAACCAAATACTATTCAGAAAAAACAAATAAAATATGATTTTATTAGATATTTATCGTTAAAAATATTTAAATCTGCTAATGGTGCTGACTTATTTAGAAATAATGAAGCAGTTACTAAGTCGTTAGACGAGGCTTCTAATATCGCACTGAGAAATAAATTAAATCAGTTAGAACTTTTAGGTGAATTTGATGATGAAGCATCACAATATAATGTCGCACGAGTAATATTTAGACAAATTTTATCATCTGATCCTAAAAGAATAGTTTTAAATGATGTAGGAGAATGGAATAAAATGCCTTTATATGTAGGAGATAAAATTTATTTAAAATTAATTATAAATCCTCATACTGATCAACATACTATTTTAGCAAATAATATAGTTCCTATTATAGATAAACGTAGTTATTTAGTGGATTTAAATATAATTTCTGGATAAAAAATATTAATGTATTATAAATGGCAACATTAAAAGATGTTTCGGGATTTTTTGAACAACCTAATACTAATAACGGAGACACTCTACCTGGCGGCGAACGTTTTTTCATTGATCAATTGAGTATTAACATTGAGTCATTAGGGGCGGAAATGCATGGGGGATCTGATACAATTGCTGATGATGTTTCTGGTCACTCTTGGAGTACCATAAACGTACCACTTAGTTGGGCAAGAAATACTTTTTTATATCATGTTGATTCAGAAGAAGTTAATGATAACAATTTACAAGATATACAATTTAAAATGCTCGCATATACAACAGAAACAAATAATATAATTGGTGACGAGCTTAAGTTTCGTAACCATAAAAATATTATACCTGGGGAGTCACTTGTATACTATAATGCTATCCCTTTTTATGGTAATAAAAGTGTTGCTTCTAATAGCAATGAAATGAAAATTAATGCTGATTTTGTTAGACATGTCGCAAAAGAATTGTTTGGATTTGCTGTAACTGACCTTTTCGTAAATGAAATAGCTGTTCGTAATTCTATAAACTCAACATCTCATACTGCACTTCACGATAAGATTACCGCATTAGTATCTGCAAGCGCAGGAGTCAATCCTACTACTGATCTAGCAACTATGGTTTTTTGGAATAACACTGGTAATTCAGTATCAGACAAATTTCCTACAAAAATGATTATGAAGCAAATGTTTGATAATGTACGATCGAGATTTAACAATATTAAAGGTGACAATGATGAATTGGTACACTTATTTGATACTAACGGTAATACAATTATCTTGGGCGACACCACAATATTTGATGTTAGTGGTATTCGTCTTCCTAGTGCTCAACAGAATGATCAATTCTTGTGGTATAAACTTCCTTTTATGATAGGTGATATGATATTTTTCAAATTACACATAGATCCTCCAAGCGATCAAGGAGATTTAACAGGTAAAACAATTATAGATGCACGTTCATACAGAGTTCGACTTGTAATAGTTGCAGATGATGACGCAAGCATTACAACTGGTAATAACGCATGGACAGATGAAGGTTGGGATGGAGTTACGCCAAAATATACTAATATTACTGGAGAAGAAACTACATAAACTTAGTAAAATAATAATTTTTAACAAATAAATATATAAAATAATTTATTTGTTAATTTGTTAATTGATTTATTTATAAATAGAGTCTTTAATTTCTTGTAATAAGACTTCATCAAACATAGCTTTATATGGAATACCATATAATTGAATATATTTTTTATACTCTGGTCTAAAATTTAGAGTCTCTGGTGTAATTGTTAAAACTGTTAATTCACTTAAATTGAGTTGTAGTTGTTTTAAGTATTCTTTTAATTTTGTAATATCATTTAATATTATTGAATCATCTTTATATTTTGAACAATTAATTTCTTGACCTTTTAGTTCAGCATCTAAAAAATAAAAATAACGTATACTCTTAAATATTCTCTCGTATATATCTATTAATATATGATAACATTTTCCAACTTTATTTTTTGTTGCGTATAAATCATACAATATTTTTTGTGTTTCATCTGTTGTTAAAACACTAAATACTTTATCGTATTCGTCATTTTGTAAGTATTCTAAAAATGAATTTATTTTTGATATACCATATTCATCAGATATGTTTTCAATACTACATTGAGTTGTTGAGTTATATAATAATAACGGAAAACTACCACCTTGAGTTAAAACTTGATTACTATTGTTAGTATCATTTATAGAATAAGAATATTTAATTTTTTTGTTAAATAGATCAGGGTTTATAGTAACGGTCGTCTGTCCTCTCTCAACTAACGTTTTTGTTTGTCTTAAAATTGAGCTATTTAATAAATTATTACTAAGTGAATTTTGAATATTAAATCTTTTTTTTTGTAGATGTTCACTACTCGAACTCATATTATAAATATATATTTTTTATTATATATTATACATCAATTCAAGTTTAATTGTAAAATTCCAGTCGCTATTATTTAAATCAATTATTTTTCCATAATTATCCAATAACTTTACATGAATTCTCTTTATATCTACACTACCTAAATACTCACGTGTTGTTGAAAAAATATTATGGGAGTTCATCCTAGTAACATCGTTTACCAAATTTATACTCGATACAATATAATCAGACGCCAAATTATTATTGTTTACTAATTCTAAATTTTCACCAAAATAATTTTTATTAAAATCATCTAGATATAAAAAAGCTGTTTTTCTAGTTTTAGCTTCTATAAATCCTTCTGAAATATACACTGATTGATTTGAATAATAATTATATCTAAAACCTAATAACCAACCTAGTTTATGATAAAGTTGATCATTCAATGTATCAGAACTATTATTTTCAATAAAGTCTGATTCAAAGTCTAATGTAAAATTAAAAATATAAGGTGTAGCATCACTCAATCCTACAATAGTTTCACCCATTTCAGTTTCAATATCTCTAATATAAAAACGAACAAACTGAAATTCATCTGGACACTCAATAAGTACATTGTTTATAGCGTCTATTAAACTACTATTTGTATAATTTCCATCAGGAACAATTATTTTTGATGTTTGGTTAGTAGTTTCATTTTTTATTAGAAAATAATTATTTTTTAAACCTGCGTTTATATTGTAATAACAATATGGTATTTGAATATCAATAACTTTAAGTGACAAAATTTTTTTTATTTCTACGGGTAAATCATAAAAAAAATTAGTAGATGGTGTATTGCGATAATTATTTCTGAATATACTGTTTATTGTTATTAGATATGGAATACCCGTTTTTTCTACTGGATTTATTGTGTCTTCATAAAATATATCTGGATCCGTATCAATATACGGCTCTTCATTTTTATCAATTAAATAATTCATATTTATATTAATAATATAACAAAATTTTAAGTATTCTTTTGTATTATTACAAATGGTTAATATTATATAAAATATACAATACAATATATAACACCTAAAACAACAAGTAAAGTAGATGATACGATTAATATATATATAAACGGATTTTGATTATTATTGTTCATTATTAGTGGTTGTAAGTCATTATTTTTATTATCATTAAAAATAATTCTATCATTTTTAAACATAATTATATTATATATTAATAAATAGTTATGAGAATTTTTAAATTTATTCAATAAATATTATATATCATAATAATATAATGAAGTTAACAAATAGTATGATTATTATGTTTAT